GGGCCACCTGCACCCGGCGGAGGGCTGCGAAGTCGTCGGCATGGCCCGCGGCGATCAATGTCGAGTTGCCGTCCTTCCATTCGCGGCAGACCCACCACAGGAACGGCGCCACGGCCTGGACGTCTGCAGTCAGGTAGCGGCGTCCCCCATCGAGCGTCACCGTGGCGGATGTCTCGGGCCGTTCCTGTTGGATGTCCTGTTGTTCCCAGGGCTCGGCCAAGTTGCCGTTGATGAAGCCCTGGAGGCCGGCCATCGAGGATTTGGCTTCAAGGAAGGCAACGGCCAAGTGTCCCCAGGTGCACTTCCTGTCGGGGCTGTAGAGGCTGCTCAGGTGATAGGACCGCACACCGGGCATGGCGTTGGGATTCTCTGGGCGCCATTGTCCATGGCGGAGGGCTGCCACCTTGTGGGCATCGGTGATCTTACCGAGGCAGAGCTGGCAGACGTAGTGGGCCGAGGCCCGAACTTTGGCTAGGTCGTGCTTGCCGTCGTCGGTCTTTGCGTCGTCCCAGGTCACCTGGCGCCATTCGAGTTTAATGTGCTCCCGGCAGTGTGGGCATGGCAGGTAGTACCGGCGCTGGTCGCCACGGAGGAACCGTTGCCATATCCGGCCTTCGACCACGGTGGGTGTCGATGTCATGAAGGCCTTGGAACTGCTGAAGCTCTTGAGGCGCTGTTCAGCCAGGTCGAGGGCGTCGGCCTCCTTGGCCGTAGCCTCGGCGAACTTGTCCACCTCGTCGGCGATCAGCACCCGTACCGGACGAGAGGCAAGGTTTGCCGGGCTGTTGGATCCGACAAACGTCAGTGTCGACCGGGTGAAGTTCTGCTCGAGGTTGGTGATCTTGTCAGCCTCGGCCGGGAAACATTCCAACATGGTCGGGCTGTCCTCCAACATGGGCAGCCAGCGGGACTTCGAGAAGGATCGGGCAAGATTCTCGGAAGGCATCAGCCACAAGGCTGGGCTTGGCTCGTTGGCGATCAGCCAGGCCAGGCCGGCCATCAGGGTGGTGGTCTTCGATGTCTGTGACCCCCAGCACAGTGTCACCTCAGAGACCGATGGGTTCTTCCAGTCTTCCATGGGCTCCCGGGTGTATGGTCTGACCGACGTGGAGAACGGTCCGGGGTGCTCGGTCTGGCGTTGGGTAAGCCGGAGGTTGGCCTCGGACCATTCGACCACGGTCTGCTGCGGGGTGGGCCGGTAGAGGTTGCGGCGGTAGTCCAGGAGGGAACGTTGGAGATCGGTCAGGCTTTCCATGGGTCGGTATTGTGTAGTGTCTTCAGGCAGACCTCTTGGACCCACCTGGTCAATTCACGCTCGGCGTGCTCGGGGTCGTGCGGTGCTATCCGGCCGGAGAGCTGTTTCGGCATCGCCTTCAGCAGCGAGGCCACCGCCCCATCGTGCTCCTGCATCACCTTACGCACCCAGTCTCCGGAGACCAGTCGCCTCTCCTTCTCTGCCTGGGCGATCACCTCATCACGGGCCGACGTAAGGTTCTTTGCCGCGGCTGCATGGATTGAGACCAGTCGAGCGGTGTCGGCCCGGCCTTCTTTCAAGGCCACGACCACTAGCTTGTAGGCTTCGAGCTCTATTTGCCGTTGTCGTTCGTAGGCGCCTTCTGGGGAATCGCAGGAGGCTGTTGCTGTGTTGATATGGTTTGAGGCCTCCGCGGGCCTGTAGGGGCCTTCCTGTTCGATTGCGGAGGGTTCCTGTTGGTGCGGTGTGTCGATGTGTTGCGTAGTGGCCTTGGCGCGGATGTTTTTCTTCCGCCAGGCATCGGCGGCTTCGGGACTATCCATGGGCATTCCCTTGGCAACCAGTTGGGTGACATAGCCATGGGAAACACCGGCGTGTTTGGCGTAGCCTCTTTGGGTCATGGTTTCAAGGCTCCTAGGATCTCCGGAGGCAGCATCGAATTGGGAACGGTGGCGGCGTATTGCAAAGCCCGGAACACACCGTCACGCCGGCTGTCCTGAGCATTTGGAACGCAATATCCGGCCAGTTGCTCGGGCAAAGTGCCTTGCTTCATCAAACGGATAAACCAGGCCACGTTTGCCACGCCGTACTGATCGACAAGGAACCGAATGTGATTGTTTTGCATAGGTATTGTTCTTGACGGTTACTCACACAGAATCATAGGGGTCTCGCGTTCACCTGTTCTGGCACTGTATCAAGGAGACTCCCTAGTGCTAGTGATAGAACTATTGGACAATGGTTTCACTTGTGACAGACGTTGCTCTTTTAATACAGCTTCATGACCCTTTGCTATAATGTAAGCAACAGAACCAGTCGCCACATGGCAGGCTTTGGAAACCTGTTCGAGTGTAAGCCCGCGTTCCCTTAGGATGTAGGCCTGCCTGCACACCTCGGGTGTATGTTTGGTGATGCGGTCGTCGTAGTCGTCGTCTGGGTCGACAACGGGAGATCCGTCCTCGGTTGTCTGTGTTCCGATTGGGTAGGACATCCAGCCAGCTTTGACTGCCTTCTTGAATAGGCTTGGCGCTTCACTGAGTAGCTTGACTCGTTCTAGGTCGTATGGTGCTTTCATGTGTTAAAAGGTAGGTGATGGATCAGTGAACCGGCAGAACTGGCCGTCGTACCAGAGATGGACTAGGCCGCATTCGCCGTCCCGTTGTTTAGCCACGGCAATCACTGCCTCGCCTTTGGGCTCATTGCGTACACGGTCGAGCAATAGAACCAAGTCGGCGTCACGTTCTATCTGGCCTGAGTCTGCTAGATCGGTCAGCCGGGGCGCCCTGGGTGCATCTTTCTCGTTTGCCCGGTTGAGCTGTGCTAAGGCGATCACGGCTGTCTTGGTATCGGATGCCACGGCCTTGAGTTTGCCGGATACCTCGGCGATCTCGTACGTTTTCTTTTCGGCTGCCTTGCTGCCATGGATCTTCTGCAGGTAGTCGACCAGGACCAGCTTCACGCCCCACTTCCGAACAGCCCGCCGGATCACCGCGGTGATGGTGGCAATGCCTGAGATGCCCGAACCGGAGACAAAGTGAATCGGGCTGCCTGCGATCTTGGCGGTGGCTGCACCCATGGCACGCATACCGCCTTCGTTGAGGTCGCCCGTTTTAATTTCCTGCATTGGGATGGATCCGATGGTCGAGACCATTCGCCGGACGATAGACTCGTCGGACATCTCCAGCGAGATAAACAACGTCGGTACCCGGTGTTCGATGGCCGCCGCCTTGGCAATGGCGATGGCGATGGCTGTCTTTCCGATGCTCGGGCGGGCAGCAATGATGGCCAGCTCGCCGAACTGAAAGCCATCGGTCATGGCATCGAGTTTGTGGAAGCCGGAGGTGATGCCGGAGAGTTGGCCTTTCCGGGCGAACCGTTCCTGGGTGGCGTCAATAAACCTGCCCACCACCGACTTGGACGATTGCACCTCTTCTTTAGAGGCCTCAATGCTGAGCCCTGCTTCGGCATTAGAGACGATTTGATCGACGGATAGGGTGGAGACAGCGGAGTCACGGATTAAACGGTCCCCGGTGGATCGTAGCTGCCTCCGGAGGTGAGCCTCTAGGACAGCTCTTGAGAACTCGGGATGGTTGGCCGGGCTGGGGCACATCTCGTCGCACTTGTTCAGAGCCTCGAAAGGCACCGGAGTTTGGCCCATGGAGCGCTTCCACTCCTTGACCACGGTGGTCATGTTGACCGGATCGCTCTTGGCAACGAGGCCTTTGGTGATCTCGAACACATGGCGCAGGTTGTCGTCCTGGAGCGCCTCGGTGGGGATCTTGGCGAATACCTCGTGGCAAACATCGGATCCACCGGAGAGACAGGCGCCGATGAGGCCGAACTCGTCGTCCTGGGCAAAGTAGGGGTCGCTCATAGGTAGTCATTCAAGTCTGCGCTGAGTGTTCCGCCCGCCCGGGACTCACCGATACCAGGAAGAAGACCGCTTCTAACCTTGTCGACCTCGCCGTTCCAGTTGTTCAACAAGGTCATCAGCTCACGGCGAAGGTATTTGTCGTCGGACTTGTACCGTGCTTCAACGAGTAGGATGTCCTCCTCCGGTGTGTTGAACTCGAAGACCTCTTTCAAGGCCTTGATCTCCTTGGTGCTCCATTGTGTGGTAGGTCTACGGCGAACCATAGCACCGACTCGTAGACGGAAGGCTTCGAGTTCTGGACTCAAGGCCTTCTCCTTCTTTGTATCTTCTTTAGGAGATGGAGACGGAGATGGAGAGTTGAATTCCGGTTGATCATCCGGTTGCAACACCGGTTGAACCGCGGTTGGATTCTGGTTGACCTGCTTTTGGCGTTCTAAAGCATCCAACCTGCGTTTTTCCGCGGATAACTTACCTTTTACCGATTGGCTCTGCAGAAACTTACCCTTTTCCGTCCTTACGGATTCCAGTCGGATGTTCCTAAGGAGCCCGTCTTCGCATTCATCGAACTTAGCCAAGACGTCAACCGACACGCAACCGCCGGCCAACCGCTGTTGCTTTTCGGTTTCAACCGGAATTGAACCGCGGTTCCACTGGTGGCACAGCAAACGAATCAACTGACCAACCTCGGCCTGCGACATATCAAGCGTTCCGGCAAGGAAGTCGTCGGTGTAAAGTTGGAAGGCTGGAGCCTTACGGGTTTTCTTCTCTTCTTTCATGATTCAAACAGAAAACCCCACCCAGACCGTGGTGAGAACTCGCGCAGAACCAACGCGACGTAACACGGAAAGGGTGGGGAAAAGTTTGTTGAGCATGGGTCCTGGTTGTAGTGTCGGCGTTGGCTTCTCACGGCTCACGTCGACGGCCTCTCTCTATCTGCCGGCCTTGTATCTGTCCATGCCTTAGTACGCCGGTATTAGGATATCCGCCACTGCCTGGGTGAGCCTTACATCCTGCAGGCAGTAGTCGATGGCCGCCTGTCGGTCGGTATTCCACAACAGGCTGAAGTCGGCGCCATTGCCGGCCTTGTCACCGAGTCCCAGATGCCGACTGATGGCCCCAAGGCTCCCGGTTGCCCGGGTGTCTCCGAGCTGCCACACCTCGCGCAGGTCGACCACCAGGTCGTTCCAATACCGGCCTTGGCGCAACCAGTAGGGCGGGGCAATGCGGTGGCGCCAGGAGCGTTTGATCAGGAACGGCAGGTCGAAGGCCTTGATGTTAAAGCCGATCAACCTTGGGGTCCTTTCGTAGTAGTTCAGCAGCGCCCACCATTGCCGGAGCATGGCGGCCTCGCCATCGGCTTCTGCCGACAGGACCGCGGTCTCCTGGTAGTCCTTGCGGTATCCGATGCACAGCACCTGGCCGGACATGGCATCTAGGGCTGCGTTCTTGATGTAGTCCGCGGCGTGATTCTCCTCGGCCTTCTGGATCTTCTCTGCGATCAGGTCCGGGTTCTTGATGTTGCCCAGCTTCACGTCGGCCGGATTGAATGGCGGGATGTTGAGCTGTTCGACCGGCAGCGGCCCGGTCTCGATGTCGAAGATGATTGTTGGATTGGCTGGCATATTGCTAAATTGCTTTGTGTTAGTAGTTAATGCGCGTTTGTCCCGATGCGCGCCCCCGGTTACCCACGAGTCCCAGCAGCAACAGGCTGCCGGAAAGTGTATTATGTGTGCTTGCCGCAATGGATGCACGTCTTGTAGTGGCGTGGCTTCCTAGGCAATGGCTCGACTTCCAGCCATTCGCAGATTTCACGGTAGCTCTTCCAGCCGAATGACCAGACAGCGCCCGGGTACAGATGGCCGGACTTGTAGAGGGCCATGGCCTCGTCCTTGGTGTGGATGCAGAGATCCTCTAGGATGCGGAAGGTGCGGTTGGAGAACGGGAAGCCCCAGAGGGCCGTGATCTCTTCCATCTCCTTGGCGGAGGCAATGACCTGGTGGATCCGTTGGCGCGACAGGTTCAGCTTGTTGCCGATCTCCTGCAGGGTCATGCCCTCGGAGCGCATTTGGACTACCTGGGGCACCATCGGTGCCACCTTCATGTAGACCTTTTTGGGCTTGGCCTCAGAAAGGGATGTCATCTAAAGGGATCTCCTTGTTGGCCTTGATCTCTTCGAGGCGTGCGTTGACCGCGGCAATAAGGCGCTTGTCCTCGGCCGTGATGTCCTTGTTGGCCATGGCTTTCGGAATCCACACCTCGGCCAAGCCGTTGACGGCCGACTCGGTGAGGTCGGAGATGGCCGTGCCTTTGAACTTACCGACGTGCACCTGCACCTTGCTCAGGTCGAGCTTGGCGGGCGCCTGTGGCTGCCCCTGCTCGTCCTTGGGCGGCCTGTCCTCCAAGCGTACCCACAGGCCCGATGGCTTGAGTGGCTCACCGACCTTGTGTGGCATGATGAGTTTGATGTTGGCGAATGTCTTGGTGCCGTCTTGGCTCTTCTCATGGACGATCACCACGGTGGCCGGTCGGCCGATGAGGTTGTCGAGGTTCAGGCTGGTGGTGTCCTCCGCGGTAAGGGCTCGGCCATACCAGTCCTTAAGGAACCGGGTCAGGCCTGCCTTCTCGTGCAGGCTGGCGGTCATTGGGGCTGTCATGACCACCCAGGGCTGCACCGGGTTGCGAGTTTTGTCGATCAGGTCCAGCTCGAATGCGATCTTGAACTTCTGCTTGGTGCCATACTGCGTTTCGTA